GTTAATTCTTCCTTTGGTGAGGGAGGCACTTTATCCTCCGCTGGGGTCATTTAGCCCCGAGCCCCGGCTAAGCCGGGCTCTCATACACGCGTTTGATGCGGACAGCGCGTGGCCGTCCAGCACGGTGTAGGTGTGTTGGATCATCGAAGGGTTCTTCCCCTCGTTGACTCAACACCTTCTGCAGGGCTCCAATTTCACTCACCAATGAAGGTGGGATTTTGGAAACTGCCACATAACCCAAACATAAGGGTTTCTGGTAGTCGAGATGGGTCCGTTCGGCTTGGTAGCCGAGAAAACTCCATCTCCCCAACAGGGGCGATCTAGTCCCCCAGCCCTCCTCAGGGCTGAGGTAAGTGACCTCGATCGTTGGATAGAGACCTCCAAAGAGGCTATCTATCTTGCGATCAAGCCACGCGGCCGTTCGCCAGCATCCGTGAATATAGAAATTATTCCGGAGCATGACGAACGACTCGATCGCAGCACCGTGCTGCTGTCGTGACGTGGGAAAATCCAACTTACCACCAGTATTGGTGATTCGTCGGACCTTGACGACCGAAACATCCTGGCCGTCATAGAACTCACGTCCGCAAGACTCTCTGTACTTTCCAGTCCAGAAAGACTTGCTAGAGTTAACCTTGAAGCCAAACAACTCCAAGGACTCAACGACAGAATGCACATATTCTACAGGGACAATAATATCATCCCCGTAGACACGCACCATACCAGCCATTGACTTAACGTCATAACTGGTGAGTGGTCTTCCAAGCGCCTTCTCAATTCCGTAGAAGACAACGGTTGTAAAAACCATTGCCTCCACCGGGAAAGTCAGCGCGGAACCCATAGAAGCGTACTTTGACAAGGATAAAATCCCTTCGTCTCGTACGTCCGCTCGTCTTGATCTTGTCGCATCAAAGGCCTCCCTAATCATGGGAAACCTCCGCGTCAACATCGCCACGAGCGAATATGAAACTCGGTCAGAAGCTTCACTAAGATCTAGTGTCGCTAATGACCCATCGTCTGATCCTTTCTGAGCCATTTCACGATTAACGTGTTGGTCAGAAAAGCCGACGATGCGACCCATTACTGGGTCGGCCTCGATACATCCAACAAGAAGATCTTTCACTCCTTGCTGCATGTATTGCATTGCGGTAGGTTCTATCGCAATAATACGAGGTGATTTCATACTCTTAGGAACTGCAATAACCCTAACAGGTCGCTCAGTTCCAGGTTCCCGGAAATCCACACGGCACAGACGATCATGATGTCTGTGGTTCGGAACCGCATATTCCAAATATGGAAATACGGATTCCAAACGCTCTGGCCATTCATGCACGTCAAACTTTTCGTTTCCGGAAAGTCTGTCGGCAGTTGCGCCAGGCCCGTGCTTGGGATACACGAATGGCCATCCGACATTTTCATCGGATGGTCCTCGATGTTCATCGTAGAGTGTCGAATTGACCTCACGAAGAACCGTATTCCAAACAGTGCCAGAGATTCTCTCGAAGTCCAAGACTTGCGCCTCGGACCAAGAGTCCTCTGCCTGGGATATTTCCGCTTCGACATTAATAAATCCTTTCATAGCTTGCCGTAGACGTTTTTCTGTCGTCGGCAATTCCACCTTGCTGTATAACAACGTAAGTTGCCGTACTGCATGGATAGAATCTATGTCAGGACTGTCGAGCAAAAGACCACTACTTGTGTCGAAAATTCGACTCAGGAAACCCCAAAGAAATGAGGGGAGACCTGTCTTCGGCTTCTTCTTAAAGGAGCAGAAGACTCGAGAGTCCAAGCAGCCATTGTCAAGACTTCTTTCGAAGTCTTTACATAACTGCGGGAGGGTAATCGTTAAAAACGAGAACCCTTCTTCTTCGACACGCCTCGCGACAGTTTGATAATCGCGAGTGGTGCTAGTGCCGCATCGCTCGCCCAACTCATGGGCGAGCTCTTGCCAGAGCAACATAAGGCTTTTCACCTTTGACCTCCTTAAAGAGGGTAGTAGGATCCATTAGCCGTGTTGCAGATTCAGGTGGAACGCACTGACAGTGAACCGTGTAGATCATTGAACATGGTCTTATCGGAGCACAAATTAAGTCAGTTTGCCCCACAGGCGCTTCTAGCTTTCGCCAGCAAGCACCTTCGTGACATTAGCGTCGGACAACCAAGCGATGAGACCCTTGGCACTTGCCAAGAGCTCAGCATTCGTGAATGCCCCATCTTCCGGCTCGTCAACAACCAGATAAACTGATTGACTGACTTCCCGAGAATTTGCGGGCACAAACGGATCTGAAGACATCTTCTTGGTGTCCAGTCGCACCATCCTTCGCACACGAGACCGTGAGGTTTCGAGGTGAGAGATGGTAAGCTGAAGAGTATCATCGTCCTTTGAATAAAGGGCGGTTCGCTCTCCAACATCAACTCTCGGAAGAGAGTTTGCGACAGCGTTAATAGTCACTGACTGAGGATCTGTAAACACAGCATTGCTCCAAACAAGGTGAATCCGGCGATTGGTCATCGCCGGACTGCCCCTGTTTGGGTATTTCCACAAACAGGGGCACCGTGGCAATTGCACTCATTTGGCAACTCCACGGCCACCTTGGGTAATTCCCAAGGCGGTTAAAATAGCCCACTGCTTAACAGTGAAATCGTTAGCAGTGAGACCAAACCCGAAAGGTGATGCCTTTCTCCGAAACTTCAGGTCCGTTTTATAAACCTGATCGTCGGTGATAAAGGGCCCATTTCCTAACTGGGCTCCATAATGGCAAAACGTCACACTCTTTTGAGTATGACGCATAATATAGCCATAAGGCATTACGAGTCCGTCGGTTATCATCATGGAGATATTGTTCAATACATCTCCAAGATTTATAAACCAATCGACGAACCAGGACCAGGGCGTCAGATCATACACTGCACCAGGCGTTGGCAAGACCCCATAAAGGCGTTGAGCCTTTTGGATCTCGTCAGCAAAACCTGCAAGGGATTGTTCGCTCACATGGTATGTGAACGCTCCCGAGAACCAAGTTTTTCTCTTAAACTCGGTTATGCGGTGTAGAGGAAATGAAGCCTTAGAGTAAAAACCGCCTGCACTAATCCGAGGAATAGGTAAATCATTCCTCAAAAGAGTGTCTTCGGTTTCTATCTCATCAGGAAACGTGTACGAACGTCGAACAACTTTCCCAGAATCCCGCAAATACTGTCTTAAGATAGTATCGGCGGTTTTGAGAGACTTGATGAGTTTCTTAATGTCAGACGCGAGTGGAACTACCCCAAATTGATAATTGAGGTAATCACCAGCAAGCGCCTGAGGATTACGACCTTTAACAGTCGTTAATCCCGGAATGGACGGAAGTCCATCCCGCTTAAGTTCACCAAGCATCTGGAAAACGTTCGCGCTAGGATTTACGGGTGCACACCGGCTAATAGCCGTACCGCCGTAAGCGAACAGTTCACTGTCCTCTTCGACGGGGTCCACCCTCCAGCATGATTGCTGGTAAGCGGAGTCCTTACTATCGGCATGCAGAAGGTCGGCATAAAATTTGCCAACATAACGATAGAAACCCGATTTTGGAGTTGTAACAACCCCGGACCGGTTTTCAAAATCGTACTTCGCAGTCGAAAAGTTCGAACCCCAATCCTGGCGTCTGAAGATCCTTTTCATCTCAGGTGACAAAGCATACGGACTTTTGTCCGGCAGCTTCATCATCTTTTGATAGAAGGGAAATCCAGTCCACGTTGCGTCGGTAGTCTGTTGACGGCCGACGAATGACGATGTCACGGTTTCAGAAATCGAATTCGCAGAGCCAACGCGAACGAAGAATTGTTCATTCTCCGAATGCATGACTCGCGACCGACGTCTGTAACCAATAGGCACAGTCATCCTGGGTCCTCCTTTCGAGCAAGTTGTGAATCCATGAGTCCCCCACGTACCAATAGTGAGGAACCCATTTAAGTCATGAAGGAAGCTTGGTTATACTCCCTTACATCCTGGTGGTAAACTCCAGGAGCCCTAGACTTTCGTCATAGGGTAGGATGAATAGGCAATCACACCTATCTCGTCCTAGTAACGTAGCCATACGCTACCCATGACGGATTCCAACAGCAATGCACCTGGCAAGGATGCATAGTGCACGAAGCACTGGGAAGCCCC